ATAGAACTGATGCAGAGAAGTTCTAGTATATTTGGTCTTAATTTCATAACACGCAACACGGATGGTGTTTTTTCATGGCGTAAAGTAGCTAATGGTGGTACAGATTGGGGAACCGAATTACTGTTTCTCGATAATTCTGGAAATTTAACAGCGGTCGGTAATATCACATCATCTTCTGATCGTCGTATCAAGAAGGATATCAAACGTATTCAAGGGGCTCTTTATAAAGTGACTCAAATTAGTGGATATACATTTACCCGAACTGATGAGTCCAGTAAAGGCATGAGACAGGCTGGTGTTATTGCTCAGGAAATCCTCGAAGTCCTCCCTGAAGTTGTTCAAAAAAGTGAAGAGACGGGATATTATTCCGTTTCATACGGAAACATCACTGCACTTTTGATAGAAGCGCTCAAGGAGGAACGTCTCGAGCGTTTGAAATTAGAGGAGCGTCTCGCGCGCCTTGAAAAACTTAATCCATAACCACCCAATAAAATGCACATGTTTTCGTGCCCGGAGTTTCATCGTCAAGTCTCAACGCGACTCTAAATGAACCTGATGACGTGTCATATACTCGCGCATATACAGACGGAAATGGAGCGGCCCCAGTATGGACAGGAGTCACGAAAACCCGATCACTTGAAACCATACCCGGAACTGTAATTATAGTAAGCGTCGCGCCTGTATCAGTCACGCCGGTAATACTACCTTGAAAGCCGTAATAAAATCTGTTAATTTCTTCACCGACTGTCGTGGCGGGACCTATTTGCAACGCTGCAGTGGTCACGAGTCCTGTGGTTGTGAGAGAATCTATCGATGCCGTATTAGATCCTGCGAGACTTCCTAAAAACACCATATTAATATACACGTGTATTTAAAAATCAAACACAATGTAGTCAACGTCAACTGTGTGAGTACCCGAAGCCCCTCTTTTTCTCACGCGGATGTCGAAGCTCGTCGTTGTCTTGTTACTCACAAGAGCGCTAAAGATAAAATTACTCGCAACCACAGGCCCCAAGAACACGTTATAATTGGCGTCTGGCATAGCCGGACTCAGAGTGACTGTGACTACTGTAGTCGAGTCTTGAGAAACACCGCCTACACTTTGAGCGAACCACCTGGCAGATTTGAACGTAGTCCCGACTGTGCCGCCGATTCTAAAAGTTCCTGGACTGGCGACGACCGAGCTTGCACTTATCGTCGTTGCAGTGGCGGTTGTCGCATCGAGAGCTCCCAAGAACACCATTTAATATATAGCCCACCAATTTAATGCAGTAATTGCTGGGTCTGTATTTGTCCCTGATTTATAAAAGTATGCTGTGAAATTAGTTGTTGTTATAGCAGATAATACGACTGTATTGCAGAAGCCACTAGCTGATTCAATTTGGAGTATAACATATGGTACCACCGGAAAAGTGACTCCAAATGAAATTGTAACCTTTGTGCCTTCGGCTGAGAAGGGGTCGGAGGCCCGACCCGTCCGCATTCCGTTTATAACGTCTGTACCGTTCACCTGAACACTGTCTACTGTAGCTGCACTATTTATGGTCACAGTTGATGCGGACATAGTTCCTCCTGTAAAATCACCAATTAAAGTCATCTCCTGTTATACTGGTAGAAAATATGGCGACAACTGTTGTTGTGAACATGTCTACACTTGAAATCATTCTGACGTACCCGACTGATAGTCCAGATCCCCCGAAGATTCCGATCGTCTATGACGCTCAGCTTTTTATCACCGAAATTGATGAAGATCCGTCAACACTCGAAGCTTTTTTGGATGAGTACGGAGGCGTCAAGTTCCGTTCCATCTCATAAAAATATCCATCTATAAATCAGATGGCGACTGAGCGACTCGTCTTTGCCGATTCACACAACAGGGACACGACTCTTTACCCTTCAGGTAATTCGTACGTTCTTCACCTGACTACGCCCATAAAGAACATCGAGCGCGTTGATCTCGTCAGTGCCCGTGTTCCAAACACAATGTACAACCTCACGAACGGGTCAAACGTAATCAGCATCAACAGCTCGAACGTATCTTTGAACGAGGGGTTCTATTCGGTCTACGGATTGGCCCAGGCTCTAACCACGACGACCCTCACACTCGAGTACCTTCCTGACGAGGGCCACTTTTTGTTCTCAAAAGCCACCTCATTCACCCTGTTCATCCACTCACAGGAACTCGCCACCATGCTCGGCCTCTCGCGTGGAACCCTCTACACTGGAGCTTTAGCTACACCCACCGACCCAACCTACGACGGCAAGTACATCGTTCGTTCCACGACCCTCGTCGACCTCAGTCAGAACGAATACATCTTCCTGGACATCGACGAGCTCCGGACGCCGAATCACGTCGATACGGGATCTCTCCAGGGCAACACGGGGACCGTCAGTGGCTCGAATGCGAACCGAAACTTTGCGCCCGTCATTATGGATGTCGGGTCTTCATGTATTAAAAATTTCCACGAAAACAAAGACTATCGCGTCTCAGTCGACTACCCTGAGCCCATAGGCAGCCTACAGCGCCTGACGGTCCGGTGGGTCGACAAGACCGGCACCCCCCTCAACTTCAGGGGGTGGGACACGAACGCATTCGTACTCAGAATTCACGTCCGTCCTGATCCTGAAAGAACCTTGCCGCCCCCTCCGCCTCTTCAGGATGTGGAGCTCAAACGCATCATAGACGCCATGACTTTGGCACTTCCTCCACCACCCAAGGAGGAGCGCAAATTCAAAATCCCGTGGTTCCTATTGGTTCTTGCGACGCTCATAGGTGTATTCATATGGAGAACGTTTGGGAACCGTCCCGTGGTTCCTGGGCCTGTCCAGCCTGTGCAGTTTCAAAGGTGAACCTCAACCGGATACAGTACAATCTGAATCTGGTTGAGGGTCTTGTGAAGACCCCCCTTTTTCTATATTTTTATAATCTCGTAAAATTGGATACAAACTTAACGAGCCGTCACCGCGTACATCGGCTGCTGGGGCTCGTTGATCTTCACGTTGGTGGCCAGTGCCTTGATGGCCATGAACACCACGATGGCCAGCAGGGTGGTGAACAGAGCGGACAGGATGTAGTACTGGCCGCCGTTCTTGCCCACCTGGACCACCTGGGAGATGATCCAGCGGACAACGTCCATCCACGCCACGGCGCTGGCGAATGCGAAGCCCGCCACGATGGAGTTCAGGGACTGAGCCTCGAGCTGGAGAGCGATCGCGGAAATCATGTCGGCCATTTTTATTATTGAATACGAAAAAAATATGACGGGTCCCAAGGATCCCAAGGATCCCAAGTTTCCACCTGGGTGTCGCGATCGTAATTCTCCTCTGGGCCCCTGTCGAAACCTGGGAGCTCCTCGTCAGATTCGTACTCTTCCTCCTGAAGAAGGCTCGAGTACTTGGGTGTCGTCCTCGAGAGATCATATCCCTCTTCAGAATCTTCCTGGACCCACCAGGTCATCTACTAAAGGTTCCTCTGTTTGTCTATGGCATTTTTCAGCGCACGTTCAGAAGCGTTCTGGGGTTCCCACGCGTCCCACGAGTCGGCGCACTGGTTCATCTTTTGAGCTTGGTCATCGTCCGTGCCATCATACTTGGTCCACACGAGTTCCTCGTCGTCGACGGTTTCCCACGAGCCTGAAGACTCTGAACCGTCTGGATCGTAGTCTGAATCGTCGGACTCGTCATAAATCTCAGGGAACAGAGACCCTATCTGGCGCCCAGTGACGTGTCGGGCCGCATACATCATTCCGAATCGCATGTCCTCCTGGAGAACAACGTCGCGGCCGCACGCCTTTGTGTAGTGTGCGGCCAGGACGGTTGCTGATTCCATGACTGGTCTGAAGATATCAAGGGCCGAATTGAGTATAGCCGCCGTGTCGAATTCTCCGTCCCCTGTTCGAGGAGTCAAAGAATCCATTGACTCTTCTGGAATTTTAAAGTAAAATTTAGAAAGAAAAGTCGCGCAGTCTCTCCTACTGGAAATTCGAAAACAAAATTGTCGCGGATCCGTCAGCCACTTCAAAGAAATTGTAGTTTACAGCATAGACTCTGATGTTTCTAGCTGATGAACTTGAGTTCAAATTCAATTTTAAAATTTGATTCTGAATTCGAGAAAGGTTCACGCCTCCTGATGGCCTCATGGATTCTGGATCTAGGCTGAAAGAGTACATGTAGAAGTAGTAAGCGGGAACACGGGTGTGAAACTCTAAACCTTGAATGACCCTGAGAAAAAGGGGGGTGCCCACGTCGGTAGATATACGTTCTGTTGAGTTGAAGAAGAGCTCAAGGCTTCCGATTTGCTGGACATTCAAAGCGTTGTCGGCTAAAAAGTCGTACGCAAGTGCATTTTCATTTTGAATAACAAAATAAAGTTCCTTGACTATGTTTGAAAATCCCATATTGCATCGAACTGACGTGGCCCCCACGGGAGCGAAGAACTCGGCCCGTTGAATCTGTTGGAAAAGGTGGATTTGAGGAGTTTTGCGGATATATTCAATCTCCTTCTGTCCAAGATACGTATACTCGACGTGGAGATAGATCTGGATAGGATCTATGACGTCTATTGGAGGTATAGTGAATGTGCTTGAAGGGCTGGTGACTATCCTGAAAGTTACGGGTTCATTGAATGCGCACAATGGAATTCCCTTTTTAATAAGTGAAAAAGGGAGTGGAATTGTGTAATTAGACGCAGCGACCTGTGTCCCCTTGCCAATCAGTGCCTCCAGTGAGGGTTGTTTACCCTGTGGAATTTCAATATCGTATTTCATCGCGATAAACTCCCCGTAAATTCTCTCAATCAACGTAGAACCTATATAAATCTCAACGTGTTCGATGAAAAGGGTCCCGGCGGACTCTTCAACTTGAACAGCCAATAGACTTGGCGGGAAGAAAACTTTGAGGTACATTTCCGTTATGAGATCCCCCGACCGCGGAAGGGTGACGAAATTCTCGCCGCCGAGGACGAGCAGGTTATCATCGAACTGAATTTTGTCGACTCGTGATGAAAAGAGACTCGATCCTTCGTATTTCTCTTTAAAATACGTAACCTCTGGATCCATACTCAATGCGATATCCTCCTGACCTAAAAAGACCAGACTGGCACGTGAGGCCATCTCTAATAAGTTCGAAGAACTTATTTACCGGCGCGTAGCACGGGAACGTGTGGACCCCCTCAAGTATTGAACATGATCCCCCCGAGCCCATCTGAAATCCGAAGAATATTGTAATTCACAGCCATTACCCTAAGTTCTTTGGCGGGGAGGAAGCTCTGTCCTCCACAGTTGAGTGTCAACAGAACCTGCTTAATTCGACTGAAATTGATCTGACCATATGGCTTTGGAGACGATGGGTTGTTGGTGAAGGCGTACATGAAAAAATCGCGTTGAGGAAAATTGGGATAGTGATTGAACGGCTCGATATCAGCCGTGTAAAGAGAGTCCGTCGTGTCCGGAGTGAAAAGCTCCTGACCGTTGAAGCTGAGCCCAAAACTCAGGACGGCGTTATTCGAGTAGTCGTATGGTTTCTGGCTCGTGGGTTGAACCACGAAGAAAAGCTCACGCACAGGGTTCTTAAAGTCCAAATTGAACACGGCATTTTGAAAGCCTTGTATGAGTCCTATAGTCTGATATTGACACTGTGTAATCACATATTCTAGACGGGCATTCTGGAACCAACGAATTTCTGGGTCCGATAAATATACATAATCTGTAATGATGGTGGCTCCCAGTGTGGGATTGGCGACCTGAATTGAAGTAAGTTCTTCGAATTTTCTGAACGTGACGTGTACCTCCACGTCTTGTCTGCCGAGCGCCACGAGCGGCAAGTACAGAGACGGATTTCCGTAGAAATAAAATGGTAAATTCACGTAGTAATCTCGACCAGGAGGGGCGACGGGCGTCGCATCATTTTTCCCTGTGAGGATCTGTAGCCCTGGTTGATTTTCAAAAGGAACATGGAGGTCGTTCCACAACTCGATAAATTCACCGGTAAGAGACTGAATAGTCTGACCGCCAATTTTTAGTTCAGCAGTTTTGATTGCCCATGTGGCCACTGAATCGTAATATGTATACGCGAGCGACGTCGCTTGATTGTCGGCTGGACTTGTTATGGGGTACACAGAGATGAATGTATTTGAAAATATATTGGGAGTGGTGGTGGTGCCACCAACCGTTATTGATATTGGGTATGTACTTGCCGTGTCCGAGACTATGAGGGGAATTTGAAATGTGTACGGAGGCAATAGGCCGAGACCAACCTCATAGGTTTTGGTCCCGAAAGTTACGCTGCTCACAGGGTCCGCTGTACAAACCGCGCCAGTAAGCATGTACGTTCCGGCGTTGCTAAATTGGAGACCGGTCTGTGTATAAGATATGAGGTTAGAGGCGCCACTGGACGTGAAATTGTCAATAAAATTGAAAGGATTCGTGATCGTAGCGACAGTTGATTGAAATGATAATCCGTTATCCGGTAGAATGACTCCATCTGGGATGGTCCCTGTTTCAACTCCCGTTTTATTCACAATAAAGTAACTATTTGTAAGGATGGTGGTGGTGGATGTTGTCGTGATATTCATAGTATATTCGCGATTAGAGTAGGCCACAGTGACCGGCATCGTGAATGCAAATGTAGGGTCGCGTCCTTGTGGCGAGAGGTCGTAGACGTATTGGAGGTTGGAACCTTCCCATACAGATACATTCGAGACGTACCCACTATCTAAATATATAACACCGGTTATTAGGTAGTCACCTTTATTTGTAAATTTTACAATTGACCCGGGATTCAGTGTCACGGTCCGGTTACTTGGCGCATAGACGTTGTTGAAGAGCTGTAGCCGACACGGATTGGCGTCCATGACTATATCTGAATTTATCAGGTAATTATCATTCACTGGATTTATGGAGATGTATGAATTCGGCCGAAGTTGAGTACCCGTACTCGTCATGTAAAAATAATAGGTGTTTGATAAATTTGTTATATTCATTGGAATAACAGCGGGCATGGAGGGGTCTGGTGATACGCGAAAAGTGTATATATATTCAAAATTCGGGTTAACTGGTCCTCCACCCTCAATGGCTTCGGTCGTGCTCGATCCGTATGCGAATGTGTATATGGAGCCGGTGCCGATCTCGACGCCAACTTTGAGAGAATATCTCCCCTTCTCTTTGAATTTTAAACGTCCTCCAGGTGTTGTAACGTATTTAGCAGATGGATCCTGAATCTCCCAGTAAGGTCCGAATCGAGATGTCAAGTTTAGATTTAGAAATTGAACACCGGATATATTTAATGGCTGCTTCAGGTATGTGAAGAACCCTGTTCTGGCGTCCGCGGGGAAGGTGCCGGTCGTCTTGATCCACCCCGCTTGTTCAAGTGTAAAATCGGAAGATCGCGTAACTGTTGAAATGAAATTTGCTGAAGAATTTGAGATTGAATTTGATAACAAATTAGAAGTGCTATTGACTGTATACACGAGATTGCCACTTACCGGGTTTACACTCGAATACCCCCTAGGGTCCAATCCGAAAAACACCCCTGGTGCGAGAAAATCTGAAGCGTTTTTAACCTCTATTGCGGCACAGTTGCTGAATAAAAACTTGTTTGAAATGTAATCGTATTTTACATATGGAGTGAAAGTTGGGTCTAACCACGTGGGTGTGTTGACCGTTGAATAATACGACACGAAAGTTATAGCAGTTATGGTTTCGTCACCTGATCCGTCTGCTGGAGATATGATGTGTATATATGGGTCGTTCGTTTCTTCCTCTGGAGCCGTCGGCCACGTCCAGTCTGAACCCGGGTTGTACAGAGCTGGTAGTGTCAATTTGAGCGTAAGACCCCGTATGAGATCTCCTTTTAAAGGGATTCTACATATATTGTTCTGTCCGTACCCAATTTTCTGATCCACAAAGGGGATGTCATACGCTTCGAGAACGAACGGCGTGTGTCGACGATACACGCCCGAAAAGTAAGTTACTTGAGGGGATCCTGTGAGATACGCATCTTGTTGACCAATCGCTGCCAGCTGGATGTAACCAGCTGACATCTCTAATAAATCCGAAGGATTTATTTAAGCCCGAAGGGCGCCCTCTCGATCTTGCTGCGCTCTCAGCCCCATCGAATTTTGCGTGAAAATACCAGAATGACGCTTCAGCTCAGAAAGTTTGATCCGTCTAAAATGGCGGATGACAAGGTTTGCGTCTTTATAGGAAAGCGCGGTACAGGTAAGAGTACGCTGGTGACGGACATTCTCTGGCACAAAAAGAATATACCAGCCGGAATCGCCATGTCAGGAACCGAGGAGGGCAACGGCTACTATAAGCAGTTCATTCCGGACCTGTTCGTCTACGGCGATTACAATAAGGAGGCTCTAGAGAAGATCATCGAGCGCCAGAAGAAGCTATTGGCCATCGGGAAGTGTAATCCCGTTTTTATCCTCATGGACGACTGCATGTACGATAGGTCGTTCATGAGAGACGTGTGTATTCGTCAGCTCTTTATGAATGGGCGCCACTGGAAGATATTCTTCATGATGACGACCCAGTACTGTATGGACATGACGCCCATGATTCGTACGAACGTCGATTACGTTTTCGCTCTGCGTGACAATGTGCGACAGAACCGCGAGAACCTTTACAAGGCGTTCTTCGGCGTTTTTCCCACATTCGACCAGTTTTCTCAGGTCATGGACGCTTGTACAGAGAATTACGAGTGCCTGGTTCTCGACAACACTTCGAAAAGCAACAGAATTACGGATTGTGTGTTTTGGTACAAAGCGCCTATACGTCGTGGGTTTCATGTGGGTTCTCCGGCATTTTGGCAGTACCATCAGCGGCACTACAACCCCAGGGCGGTCGCGCAACCCCTGGCCCCTGCTACACAGCGGCGCGGAGGGACTGTGATCGTCAAGAAGGCGCGTAGTTAGTTGATCTTTCTTTTCAAATACAGAATTAGATGCAGTCATACGACCCGAACGTTTCTGATTTGACAACGCCCATGCCCACACAGAATGAGGAAAAGCGTACAGTGCCTACCGGTCTGATACGCGAGGCGCCACCGCCCGAAAAAAACCTTGACGAATCTCAAATGGCGGAGTTTTCGTCGTCGATTGAGGAAGTCATGCCCGGTCCAGGACAGATGATGCAGGATGAGGTTCAGGGGTCTCCTTACGAGCAGGCGCCACCTCAGAAGCAGTCCAAATCCAAGGGTGTTTCGTCATCCAAGAACCCCTTTGGTCTGACGGATGAGCAGTACTATGCCGTCCTCGCCGGTGTGGCGGCGGTCATCGCCTATTCCAAGCCGGTCCAGGGTAAACTGAGCACGATGGTGCCCAAGTTTCTAGGCGAGAATGGTGAGATTTCCATGACGGGCATGGCCGTGACGGCACTTATCGCCGCCGTCATCTTCTACTTTGCCCGGCAGTTTTTGGCGGAAAAATAGAGCAATTGGTGTTTCAATCTCGGATAGTGTCCCCACAATACTGACGCGGTCCTGCTTTCATATATAGCCCATTGTCTATACAAATTTTCTTCAATTTTTCAAAATTCTCCCAAAATTTGATCGAGTGATCGTACTCTGGCACAGTCATATGGGCCAACTCGTGTATGAGAACGTAAAAAGCCGAGTTTACATCTTCTCCGTCCAGGCAGATGTAAATTTCGTATCCTTTATTCACGTTGGAACCTATGACCCCATCCTTTTTGCCGTTAAGTCCCGTGATGATCGCAGGCGCCAGGACGGGTTTCCACATGGGGTCTCCTGATAAACGAAGAATATCGAGCGTCTTGAAATACCGGTCCTTCATTTCCGTGAGCATTTTTGGTTCTGAATTAGTGATGGCCACCAGGGATAGCATGACCGCCGGTGGGAGTATCCATCGCCACATCTCTAGTGTTTACAAAGACAAATTTTGTATATAAATCAGAAATCAATCCAGTCGGGCTGGGCGCCATTGGTTCCCATGCCAGTCTGTTGAACCCCAGAGTCTGTAATTTTTGGATCAAAATTGCCCCGTCCAGAAGTGGCTCCTCTTTGGCCCCGTCGGCATAGAAGGGACCATCCGTCAACCGGACCATAAGTTTTTCATTTTTAATTTGAAATTCATTTCCTAATTTGTCTTTGAAATTACCAAACTCATCAGCCATGGCTTCGGCCCGAGCCTTTTCAGGGGTGATTCCTATGAGGAGACCCCCAGGCTTGAGCGCCACCTTGATCGCCTTGAGCGATTCAGCAAGAGTCTTTTCGTTTTCAAAAATGTAGTGAAGCGAAAAGTTGTAGCAAATCACGTCATAGGGTCCCGCAAAGGCTGCCTGGCGGATATCACCCTGACCAAGGAACCAGACGTCAAACCTCATGGCTTTGGCGCGAGTCTGGGCCTCCTCGAGTGATTCGGCGTCGGGGTCTATGGCCGCCACCCGGACGCCACATGCCTTCCACTTCCACCAGTCGCCGCCCCGACCGCATCCACAGTCGAGCACGTAGGAATTAGGCACCGTGACCCATTTGTTGATGTGATTACGTTTATAGTTGTTGTGGACTTTGCGGAGATCTTCCATTTGCGTTTATAGACTTAAAAGAAAAACTCTCGTTACTTTTATATGGGTTCTCTCGAGCAAGACTACCTGACAGTTCCAGGACAGCTTTTTGCGTGCGTATCTTTTGTCGGTCCAGATCTGCCCCAGAAGAATGAGCTGCTGGGAATGAAGATCCGTGGCTGCTTCCCTACCCGTGAGGAGGCTGGTGCCCACGCCAAGCGCCTTCAGAAGGATGACGCTCTGGTTGACATTTACGTCGTGGATATGTACAAGTGGCTTCTGATTCCTCCCAAGCGCGAGGAGATTGATGACGTTCATTACCAGAACGACAAGCTCGAGGAGATTATGGTCAACTACCGCAAGAGTCAGCAGGCTGCGGCGTCCATGTTCGAGAAGCGCAAGCGTGATATGATGGCCACACCGGTTGAGGGGTCCGATACTCCTTATATTACGCCGGGTGATGAGAACAGCAAGTACTACACCAAGCCGGACGTCCCACCGATTCCCCACCCGGCTGATCTGCTCGACGATCTGAAGAAGGAGTTCCCAGAGGCGTCCATTGATGAGCTGGTGGCCAAGGCTGACATTCGCGTCGCCGCCGAGGTTATGAAGCGCAAGGAGGCGGCCGACAAAGAGGCGGCGGATCGCGTGGCGGAGACCAAGGCACCGATTGCGGAGGAGGAGGAGGTTCCTGACGCCGTCTAAAAATCTTCACAAATAATAATAATGATTTTTAAATTGATTGCGGTCGTGGTCGTGTTGATCCTTTTGTACATGGCGTACAAACGGTTCCCGCCAGCGCCCGCGAAAATATCTCAAACTGTTGCCGCTTATGACAATCAGTTTGATGTATTTAGAGATATGGAACCAAGCGATCAGACTCGTGAGAATCCTTGGTTAGGGTTTCTTCAGGAGGATGTCCGCGTCCAACGCACGGGTCCTATAGGTGAGTTTATTGGGGCTGATTCCAGTTCTGGAAGCGCTGTACTTTATATGGTAAACTGATTATTGGTCGAGTCAGGGAAACCTTCGGTTTCCTACCCGACTCTCCTTTTTTACTTTGACTGAACAACGATTGGGCGCATACTGACGATCAAAACACCGATAACGATGCCGAGGAGCATAAGACCAACGGGATTTGTATTTTTTAGAAATTCAAGGGGGTCCTTTTGGGGAGTATCGAGGTCGCGTTGAAACATGGGGCGAGGCTGGTCCTGAGCGGGCCACTCACTTTCGGACGGCGGCCCGTTTCTTGACTGGGACGGCTGGTCGCTTTTTGTCAGAAACGGCAGGTTTTCCATGGTCTTCACTATCTGAATCGTCACTCTCGCTTTTATCTGGCACAACAAAGCCATCTAAATTTCCATCTTCATCGGCATCTTCCTCGTCCGTGTCCTCCTCTGAAAAGTCATCCTCCTCGTCCGTCTTGATGTCTGACTCGTCTGAATCGTAATCGTCTTCACCGTAATCGTCCTCGACCTGCTCGACAGGCTCGTAACGCTCAGGAGGTTTGCTGACGCGTCCGGAACGCGTGCGAGGCTCAGGTGTCGGCGCGGCGCCTGGGGAAGGGGCCTTCTGGCCGGACATCTGGGTAATCTACGAGAGATTCGTTTAAGTACTTTGGGAAGAACTGAATACCCTTGGCGGTGGCCTGCGTGTTTATAATAAATTCACCTTCGTAGCCTAGTTCCTTCGCTATGGTATCGAGTGACTCTTGATACTCGGCGTCGTCTGCGCGTCTTATTGCGAGGGCCAAGTCCCTGATGTTTTCTATGGCGGCGTACAAAGCCTTGGCCGAACCGTCAAGTTGGTCCGTCGAAACCAACTGTTCGAATTCTTGGAGATTGGTCAAAAATCTTTCCCAGCTCTTTGGGTCCAGACCCGAATACACGTGGACACTCTCTTTGTACTTCTTGAAACGTGCGACGGGGCCCATCGGGAAGAAAATCCATAAGAAAACTACAAGAAGGACTACCCACAATAGCAACTTCATTGAG